GTGTCTTTAGTAGATTGGTTACTGCCATTGTGTATTCCTATTATGAGAATGTGAGTTTAGAACGAATTGCTTGAGCGTAGCAGGCTTGAGCGTCATTGGCTACACGCCATAATTGATGAACAGGACCTTCCATGATTAATCCCGTGGCTGAAGATGACAATGAATATGGATTAGCCGCAGCAATTGGAACAAGTTGACTTGCTGAGTTATTACTGACTGTTGCACTAACTGTTCCCGAAACAGGAATAGTGGTGTTAACTTCAGTTGGTGCTGCCAAATTGGTTCCGATTGCTTCTATTACGACTTTTTGGCGTAGACGGGAATCAACAACAGCATTGCTTTCTAGCAGTTTGTTCATGCGGCGAAGGAGATCGTGTAGTGACTCTTCACCTGCAAGGTCAAGGTAGATTTGCAGAACATCTGTGGCACTCATGGATGTGGTGTCGTAGTCTAGAGTCAGCACATTGTTGGCAAAACTTACTGCTCCTGTGGATGAACTAGCAAAATTGTAAATAATGGTGTTGGCGGTTACATTGGTGATAAGTAAAATATTAGCCAATGTGATCTGCTGAGACAGACCCGAAAAGGTGACTGTCTTTGCAGTTGGATTGAAGGCGTATGTTCCTGATGCGTCTTGTCCTAGTAGTTTCTTCATAGGTTCTCCTCCCTATTTATAGGGCTATTGCCATCGCAATCACAAACCCAAGGTCTGCAGCAGAACCAGTTGGCCCTGTGTTTCCTTGAGATCCCGTAGCACCCGTGTTGCCCTGAATGCCTTGAGGACCAGTTGCTCCTGTTGCTCCCACTGGTCCAGTGGCACCAACTCCGCTCGGAACCGCAGGTTGAATCCACTGCGATGAGTCTCCATCGTATACAAACACATACTCCGAACCGCTGTCAGAGTTCAACCATCTGTCTCCGTAGGTTGCCCCTACGGGAGCATTATTTTGATAGTAAAAATCGTTTCCTCCACCTCCACCACCCGTTCCGATGTAATTGATGGTGAATGTTGTGCCTGAAACTGAAACCGATATATCGGTTCCGCCTGTTATTCCCAAAAAACCTGTTAATCCGTTAACAGCAGACACATACGCAGAAGTAATCCCAATGAAATTTGAAGACACCGCAGAGAAATAATTTCTAACAGCACTAAGTGTAGGAATTTGAGTAGTGATGCCAGCGGCAATTCCTCCAGAAGCACCACAGACACCAGCACCAACCCACACTGGAGACACTCCAGAACCTTTACCAAGCCAAAGTGTATTGTTAGAATAATTAAAAGCAGGCTCACCAAGGGTTAATCCGGTGGAGGAAGTGGGGTTTGATGTGCCTTTTGATATGCTTATTTGTACTGACACCGAATATCCCTGTTATGGTATTTATTATAGCGGCATTTCATCGTCGTAAATACCACCATCAATACTTGAAAATACATTGTTAGCAGAAACCAGTTGAGTTACCCCAGTTGAAGTGTTTTGAACCACAAAGTTGGTGTTGCTTTGGGTGTATGTAGAAGAGGTTGACAAAACCTCTCCTACTTGAGCAGCCTTTGCTAAAATAGTTGAGTACGATACTATTTGCATTTGTCCTGTTTCATTGTCCTGAAACAAGAATTTATCAAGATTGGTAGGAGAAGCAATACTGAAAGGTGCACCCGCACCTGTTGCTCCGTAATGTATTGCAAACGAGATTCCACCACCCGATGTGGAGAGCGTGAGTCCTGCTCCTGCACGGAATGCTACTGCGCCTGTTAGTCCGTTTGCAGACGACACACCTTGAACTGCACCTGTGAGTCCGTTGAATGCAGACACATAATCGGTTATAGAAGTTCCACCACTAGAACCAGTGTAGTTTACTGTTAGTGTTTTTCCTGCGGATACCACAGAAATACTAGTTCCACCAACCACGGACACATCGCCCGTGATTCCGTTTACTGTTTCAACAAAATCAACGCCGAGATTGTCGTTGTAGGTTTCCCATGCAGCACCGTTCCACTTCCACGACTTGCCGCCGAGGGAGTAGACTTGATTCAGTACTGGTGTTGATGGGAAGTCGAGGGGCATTATACGATCTCAAACCAAGAGAAGTCGGCAGAAATTTTTGCACCATTGTTAATAGGAGTCATTGTGAGTACAATCACATCACTAACTCCTGTTTGTGTTCTTCCCAACTGAAAGTTGAAATCGTTGATATCAGACACGGAAAACGCTCCGCTGCTATTGATGTATCCGCCGATAATGTCTGTTCCGCCAGACACGGCTGTTGCAGTGGTGTTGTAGTCCACATTTCCGTTGTAGTGCGTAGTCCACGATCCACCTGTCAGGGTAGGATTCAACAGGATTCTGTACTGAACGGTGTCAGCCTTGTTGTTTGTGCTGTCTTGAACAACAGCACTAATGTTGGACGGAACAATCACACTGTCAAGTCTGTTGGAGTTCAGTTTCAAAGCAACAATCGGATACTGCGTTCCTGCGGTTGTAAGTCCCATCAGCGTGGCTCCGCTATGCGTCACATTGTATCTGCGGCTAAAGCCTTCGTATCCACCTTCACTGATGACGCTTGAACAGATTTGTGTGAGTGTGCTGCCTGCGGCTTGTGCGGTCGTATTTTCTATTTCGTATCGTATAGGCAGCACAGCCGTGGTCATGTATGTGGTGGGGTGGACATTATCGTTGTGGAAAGTATGGGCTACCACAGGCTTTCCGTCCACAAAGAATCCGCAACGCACATCGCCCACGCCCAACCACTCAATATCCGTCCAAAAGATGTTGCCTTTGGTGACATCAAGCGTTCGGCTTGACGCTCCAGTTCCGTTAAACTTGTCGCCGTTCCACTGTGATTGGTTCACGGTGGTTGTGGTTGCCAATGATGCGCTTGCCAAGCAAAAGGATAAAGTCAAGCCGTCTTGCTGTAGATACACTCCATTATACGGAGTACCCGCTGTGGCTCCACCTGTTATTCCAAAATATCCGATTCGCTGCCGTAACCCCTCCTTTGGGGTGTTCATGGCAAATGTGTTGAGTACAAGCAGCGACTTTCCCGGCTGATACGGAAATACACGCTTGGTTTCGGTTGTGAGTTTGCTGCCAACGGTTGTGCCCACAGACAGTTTCACCGCACTCTCGGTGATAACATAAGAGGCAGTTCCGCCTGTGACTCCAAAAATGTCCCACTTGTCGTTTCTTTGGTAGCGTTGTTGGCTGTCAAACAGCGTGAACGGATTGGCAACCTTTAAACGGTTGAAAGCGTCCACTGCATTGTCAACGAAACCAACCTTGTTGTTGAACAGGTAACTCATATAATTCTCCATCCGCCTCTATAAATGAAATGAACGCCTGCATTATTTAGGTTCAGAACCGCAGAGTCTTGATTGTCTATAGTCTCGCTTGAACCGCTTGCACCACGCACGGTAATGTACCGATTGGCTGCTCCTGCGTTTCCTGATTCGTCCTTTACCACCACTTCTCTGCCAATACTTGGGTCAGACGGCAGATACACCGTTGGGGTTCCCGCATAACTTACTCCAATATAGTAGTCCTGTGCGGTGGCTTCGTATGTTGCACCCGTCACCGCTGTGGTGGTATATGTGACAGCACCGAAGAACGGATTCACGGTGGGCTGCACCCACTGGTTGCTGTTTCCGTCATTCACATACACATACTCTTGTCCGTTGTCGGAATCCATCCACCGTGAACCAATCGTGACTCCCAGTGTTGGTGCGTCTTCCTGATAATAAAAGTTTGTCCCGCCACCGCCACCCGTTGCGCTTATGTTTACCGTGACCTTGCCGCCAACTTTGGTGTACGAAACCGATCCACCCGTAAAATCCAATGTACGAACATCAGGAGTAACCTTCACTCCGTTCACATACACAGCCACCTTGCCGCCACCACCTGTGGACGCAAGCCATCCCATATCTTGGGCGGAAACCTTTCCGCCACCCAGTATCTTCTTCAGGATTTTGTCTAATCGGGCTTCGTCAATACCAATGGACTTTTCTTGGGCATCGTAAACAAGCGGGAATTTGGCAGTCAGCAGTCCGCTGTCACCAACATCACCCTTGTCACCCTTCTCACCACGCTCACCCTTGTCGCCCTTGTCTCCCTTTAGTCCCTTCTCCCCCACTCTTCCCGCTTTACCTTCCGCACCGTCTTTGCCGTCTTTTCCGTCTTTGCCGTCTTGACCTCGTACTCCAGCCTCGCCTCTATCGCCTTTATCACCTTTCTCCCCTTGCTCACCACGAGGCCCAACTTCTCCACGATCTCCGCTAGAGCCTTTCTCACCTGTTTCACCCCTTTCGCCACGCTCGCCCTTTGGGCCTTGCTCACCTTTTTCACCCTTTTCGCCGTTTTCGCCTGCATCGCCTTTATCTCCTTTTTCACCTTTTTCGCCTTGAACGCCCTGTTCACCCTTGTCGCCGGGCCAACCTGTATATCCACTTTCTCCACGCTCGCCTTGTTCGCCCCTTTCGCCACGCTCGCCCCGTAACCCCTGTTGTCCAACCTTGGGCACAATAGCCGCAATTTCAGACAGTACAGTAGCCAAACCCTTGCGGAATTCTTTGAACTGGGATTCCGTAATGTACACAGGTGTGGGCGGTGGAGGCACAAACTCTTCACCTTCAGTAATCACTACAGTTTTTGGCAGCGGTTCCACCCACTCAAACAAGGTGTTCACCACACCCAAATCAGCAGACAGCACCACAGCACGACCGTTGGGATCAATAAAGCAGTGTTCGCCAATACCGTCACCAATCTTCAAAATATACGGATCGTGTGCAACCGCTTCGGTTTGTGAAATATATGTAAACCGATCACCAATCTTGTAGTCTGTGCCCTTGACACGGTGAGTCAGGGTAAACTGTGAACCAAAGCCATAACGCCCCTCCGAAAACGGTAGAGGCTTTGTTGGCTCTTGCGAGTCTTTTGGTTGTGAGAATCGCTTGAACTGTTCCATCCTACTATGTAGGGAGTGTGGTTAGTGCTTTCCAAGAGTGGGGAAACAGGGGAGCAATAATTTGAGAAATTGCTTGGGCGTACTGCTGGACTTCCCATTGTGCGTGTGCGTCAACCCGTTGTGCGTAGATTCGGGCGTATGCAGACAGCGAACCTGTCCACCACCACTCTGTATAGGTTCCCTGTGGCAGAACCGCTCGTGCCTGTTCAGGAGCAACTCCGCGAGCCAACAACCGGTTGTATGCGTCAAGTGCTTCCAGTACTACACGATTAAACATCACATCCATTTCATCCACCAACATGGGATCGTCAACAAAATCGCTGCTGCCCTGCTTGGCTCCATCGGTGGGTGCTGCTCGCCAATCAGGGGTGTAGAACTGTGGTTCGTCTGTGACATACCGACGAGACACTTCGTTTTCCACCATGCCTACCTTGTGCTTGAACAGTTGTGTACGCACAAAGACGGGAGCCTTGATCCGCAGCGTGATTTGTGGATGGGCAAAAGGAGTCCAGTGCTTGTGTTTAGCCAAATACGCAATCAGCCGCTCATCCTTTTGTGGCAACACACGCAGTTCGTTTTCGTCAAATCTAGAACCACTATCGGTTAGTCTCTTTTTTGCGGCTTCGTCTACTCCCCAATCACTCTCTTTGTTGAAAGACACACGGGCAGCGTTCACAACAGTAAGATCACTACCCATGTGATCCACATATTCCACATGACCACAGTTTAGCACAGAGTAAAAGGTTTCACTCGGTTTCATCGGTGTCTCCAAACCAGCCGTCAGTCATGTCTTCGTCGGTGATTTCGTGGTTGTTTTCGCTGATGTCTTCGCCACCCACTTCTTCCAACTCAAACCCTTCAAGTTCAACACCTGTCAGGTCTTCAGCGTACTCAACCGCTCGCTTGTACAGTTCAGGATTGGTGTTCTTCAGGTATTCAACAATTGCAAAAGCGTAAGCCACCACGGGGTGCTTGAAACTGTGACCGTCTTCGTGTTCTTCTTCGCTCATGTGGTGCTCCTAGACTCTAGTTCTTGAATTTTAGCCTTTAGGGTTTTGATTTCTTCAGCCGCAAGAATCATACACTCTTGCACTTCTCTCCAAAAAGAAAACATCTGACACATTGAAACTGCTTCAACTCTTTGGAGAATTGGCATATTTGCTATACGATTTGCTAGCAATTTGCCAACCTCGTCGTTACACCAAGAGTTTATTGGGTTTATTTCATATTGATTCATATTAAATCCTTTTCCATTGGCTCCATTTCAGTCGCGCTTCCATACCACTACACGAGTATCTATCAATGTCTGCTTGCAGTTCTTGTGGAGACTTGCCTGAAAGCACCATGTCATTAATATCTTTTTCTAGTACTCCAGAACCCCACACGCAGACTGTGTAGCCTGCTTCAATGGCTTCTCGCGTGGCTTGCACAATTTCTCGGTTACGAGGCTCGTTGTCCAAAACAACAACCACATCATTGAAACGCTTAACCACATCTCCCAACTCACTGCCAGCGAAAGCAATGCCGTTATCCAAAAATACAGAGTCAATCGGGCCTTCAGTAGCGTAAACTCGTTGTGAGTAGTCAACAGTATCGCCTCCGAAAAACATTCTGCCGTCCTTGACAAATTTCACAGTAATGTACCGTATGGCGTTCTTTGAGCCTCCAACGGCTCGCCCTTGTACTCCCAACAGTTCACCGCTCTTGTTAAAGAACGGGATGACGATACGCTCGTCATTGGGGACGGTGGTATATGTAGGGTCAATGCCACGCACCCAGTCTCCAAACCCTTCGCAAAAATAGAACCGTTCAGGGCACGGTATCTTTCGCCCTTCACAATACACGCGAGCAGCGTGATCGGATGGCAGGTCTGAAATACGCGGAAGTGTAATATTTATTTTGGGCTTGATGATTGCGGTTTCATCAGGCTTGGGGTAGTTGGAATGCCCGTTCTCACCGTTACGCCACCGCTCAAGTGCGTATTCACGACACAGCACAGGGGCTACAATCTCCAAGAACTTGTAGACGGTGTGCCCAATACCACAGTTGTGGCACTTGTAGTAAAAATCGTTCTTCTTGGGAAAGAAAAAACCACGAGCCTTGTTCTTGTTCTTTTGTGAGTCTCCGCAAAGGGGACACCGACAGTTTGCAAGATCAGCACCCTTCCACTTAAACTTCTGAAGTTGTGGAGACACCAAGTTAATATATTTCTTGTCTGTCAGAATACTCATTTAGAAATTCCAGTCGCTTGCGTCCTTGCTGCCAAACTTCTTGGCAAACTCCTTCTTGCCGTAACCACTTCCAAATCCTTCTTCCTTGGTGCTCTTGGCATCAGTCAGGTCTTCAAACTCTTCCTTCTTGACATCGTAGAACTTCATCTTGGCGTAGTTCAAGCCCACAATAAACTTCTTGTTTGCAGCCTTGGTGTTGTAGCGGTTCTTTAACTGCTTCACCATGATCTGCCCTGCCTTTTCCAATTCTTCAGTTGTAATAAGTGCTGCCATAAAGTCTGCGGTATGGGGCAGACCAAACGACTCTGAAGTATCGGTGAGTTCCACATCACTGGATGAAAATCCTGAACGGTTCACCTGTGTGGCTGTAAAGATGGGCACATTTCTTTCCATTGCAAGCCCACGCAACTCTTCTGCAATAGCCTTGATGTAACTGTACGAATTCACATTGTTTCCACCGCTCTTGAGACGAGCAGACGAGCAGATGTTGATGTAATCAATAAACACAATATCAGGGGTGAATCCCTTCTTGAGTTTTAGTTCATCCATCAGCACACGGAAGTGGTTGGCATTAGCCACCGAAGTGGGATACTCCTTGATGATGAGTTTGCCGTTCACGCCCCGCGTGGACGCTTGCAACCGCTTCTCGTACATATCAAGAGGCAGATCGTGGAGTTCATCCATCGTGATGTCCATGATGTTTGCGTCAATGCGTTCTGCAATACGCTCTTCTGCCATTTCCAGCGTGATGTACAGCACATTCTTGTTCTGCATGAGACAACACGCTGCGTGGTGACACATGAACAGCGACTTACCCACGCCTGTGCCTGCCATGACCACATTGAAAGTCTTGGGAGCCACACCACCCTTGGTAATCAAGTTGAACATTTCCAAGTCAAACGGAATCTTGTCTTCTTCACGATGCAGCACTTCGTAACGCTGCTCGTAGTTCTCAAGGTAATCGTGACCAATATTT